ATCAAAACAAAAAATTAAAGAGATACCAGGTTTACCTGAGTATTACGCATCGGAAGATGGTACTATTTTGAGTACAAAAGTATCACCACGTTATAATAAAGATGGTAAATTAAGAGAAATAAGACCACGTTATCATCCATCAGGATATCTTTACTATGGATTATTCTTAGGTAAAGGACCTAATAAACAAAGATTGTGGAGAAGAGGTCATCGCCTAATCTATGAAACATTTGTGGGTAAAATACCATACTTTGATAAAGATGGTAATTCAATGGATATAGACCACATAAACGGTGACAAACATTGTAATAAGTTATCTAATTTAAGACTTGTTACACATTCAGAAAATTGTAAAAACAAAAAGAAAAAATGAATTATAATAACACAGCGTTTTCAGGTATAAATGATATGAAATATAGAAATTGGGATGGATATACATTAGTATATTCATATGATTTTCTAAAGTATATAGAAGAATATATTGACTTAAACGAAATACATACCGTTTTTGATATTGGTAGTAGAGATGCTTGTCAGGCATTAGAATTTTCAGATTGGTTTCCTAATTCAAAAGTTTATCTATTTGAACCAGTACCATCCAGTTATCAATATTGTGTAGAGAATACAAATGGACGTGATAATATAATTTGTAATAATATTGCATTAGCAGACTTTGATGGTGATACAACTTTTTATCAAGTGGTAAATGGTAATGTAGGAGCAAGTTCATTATTAAAAGTAACACCAATGTATTCTCATTATGAACAACAACCAATTGATGTAAAAGTAAAAACTGCAAAAACATTTATAGAAGAAAACGGTATCAAAAGTGTAGACCTGCTTTGGGTTGATGTGCAAGGTTCAGAAATAAATTGTTTTAAGGGATTTGAAAGACATTTACAAAATGTGAAAGCAATTCATACAGAAGTTGGACTAAATGCATATTATCAGAATGGTACTGAATATTATGAACTATGTAAGTTTATGGAAGAAAATGGTTTTGAATTAATAAAAGTTTTACACAATGAAGCAGGATTAGAAGTAGATGTAATTTTTGTAAATAAAAAGTATAAAAAATGAAATGGATTAAAATAGGAGATTGGGTAGAAGCACTCATTCACGTTATAACTTTTGGTTTTGGAGAAAGAATTGCACTATTTATAGCTAAGTTATTTGGGTATAACTCTTGTGGATGTTGTGAAAGAAAACAATGGTTAAACCGATTGACGGATAAAGATTATGATGGAGAATGTGAAGGAATTAAATTTTAGAATATGGCAGATTTATCAAAAGAAGATTTAGAATTATTAAAAGGGCATTTAGAAAGTGTAAAGAACTTTCTACCATCACACCTTATGAACCAATTTTGGGCATGGTGTAATATAATTAGAGACCTTAAAACACCACAACCTTGCTCTTGTAAATCATCAGCAAAACATTGGGGTAGTTGTGTAGAAGAATTGAGAAAATATGTAAAAGAGCGTGAATAAGGTACAAGCAGAAAATACGGCCAGATTAGATACACTATTTAGACAATCACATAATTGGTTGATAGCAGTTGCATTTAATCTATCAAAAGATAAAGATACTGCAGATGAATTGGTTGGTGAATTATATATCTATCTTGCTGAAAAATGTAATCCATCACTTTGGTATCTCAATTCATTTAATCTTATGTATTGCCATTCATTCCTTCGTAGCCGTTTTTTTAATAAAGTAAAATCGGACAAACGAAAAGAAGAATTTACAGAAGAGCATGATGATATAGTAAGTGAATATGATTGTGATAAAGATGCTGAATTAGAGCAAGCATATAATGAGATAGTAGGAGAACTAAAGAATATGGAAAGGACTAAGAAATGGGTATCATCTAAATTATATCAGATGTACGCCTTTGATAAGGATATGACATTAGAGAAATTGGCAAATCAGATAGGTATTTCTAAATCCACAGCATTCTTACAAACAAAGAAAGCAAAGGTTCATTTAAGAACTACCATTAAAAACCCTTTCAAAACCAAACCAGATTAACAGAAACACCCCAAATTTCACACATCTACAACAAAGTGAGGTTAGTGTGTTAAAATAGTATAGAGGTGATTAAATAACAGGTAATAACTATGGGATTTCAACCAGGCAATAAATTAAGTAAGGGCCGTCCAAAAGGAGCAATTAATCGTTCAACCGAAATGATGAAGTTGTCAATTGCACGTGCTACCAATAAAGTATTAGATAATCTACCAAAGATAATGGAAGAAATGATGAAGAAGGACCCGAAAGGTGCTGTTGATTTAGCATTAAAGATGTTAGAGTTCCATATGCCGAAGATGAGCCGAATAGAAATGAAAGCTGAAGTAGAACAAAGAATACAGCAGATATCGGTGAATATAACACAAAAGAATATAGATGAACCTGGAAGTTAATACAACAATTACATACCAACATCAGCAAGACTCCCCGTCACGTATTACAATACACTATGGTGGAACGAGAAGTGGTAAATCATACGCTATTCTTCAATGGATTATTGTAAAATGTTTGGAAGGTAAAGAAGATGTTACAATAGTGAGAAAGACTATTCCATCACTCAAGCGTACCTTAATAAAAGATTTCAAAGATATAATGGTGGACATGGGTATATGGAATGAAAATGATTTTAATATATCTGATAGAGTTTATACATTCTATACCGATAGTGAAATCAAATTTGTATCTACTGACGATCCTGAAAAGCTGAGAGGTATGAAATCTAGCATACTATGGATTGATGAAGCAAACGAAATAGATGAAGAAAGCTATTTTCAGTTAAGTATTCGTACAACAGGTCCTATCATCTTATCACTTAACCCTACTGTATCACCACACCATTGGATAAGAACATTAGAAGGTGCAACACAATACTTTACAACATTTAAGAACAATCCTTATCTACCAAAAGAGCAAGTAGATGCAATTAAAGCATTGGAAAGAACAAATCCAAAAGCATGGAAGGTATATGGATTAGGTGAATTTGTAACGAATGATAAAGCAGTATTTGAATTCCATATTGTAGATTGGGTACCTGATGATGCTGAATTTGTTTGTATAGGAATAGATTTTGGATATAGTAATGACCCAACTGCTATTGTATCCCTATTCAAAAAGGATAGAGACATTTATTTAGTAGAGAATTGTTATGAAAGGGGATTAGTAACTGGCGATATTGATAAGAAACTACGAACAATAGTGGGAGATAATCGTTGGGAAATATGGGCAGATAGTGCTGAGCCGAGATTGATAGAAGAATTATACCGATTAGGATACAATATAAGACCGGTAGTAAAAGGTAAAGATAGTATTAACTTTGGTATTCAGGTTCTACAAAACTATTCAATAAACATTCCTAAAACATGTCAGAACTTAGTTAATGAGTTTTATGGATACGAATGGGAAACTGATAGGTTTGGTAGACAGCAAGATACACCAATAGATTTTAATAATCACTTAATAGATGCGAGTAGATATGCTGCTATGATGAGATTGAGTAATGTAGCAACATCTAAAGGAAAATATGTAATCAGAGTACGATAAATAAAATATATGGAAAACGAATTAGATTTAGACAATTTAACAAAAGATGATTTTATGGAGATGGCAAAATACTGTCACCATTTAGAAACACAACAAAGAGTATTAGTAGAACAATTGAGAGAAGCGAAAGCAATGTTGACAGCAACTGTACATCAAAGAAACTCACTCAATGCTAGACTACAAAATCTATTGCAGGAAAAAATAAATACTGTAGATATATCAGCAATCAAAACCGAAATTGTGACAAATCAAGACTTAACAAATCCTGAAATGTATGCAGTACCTAAAGAAAGATTAGGATTATCAGAAAAAGCAGATAGAATATGATAGAGCAATATCTTAAAACATATAAAGATACATTTGAGTCTCAGCATACTCTTATGGTAACTGATAATCATCAACAACACAATCCTGATCCTGATTATTGGGATATTCTATTGGGTGATGTAAAGTTTAATAAAGAAAAATGGAAAGGAAAGAGAGCATTTGATTTTGGATGTGGATGTGGAAGAAATTTAGTAAATCTTTCTACACTAGCTGAATGGGAAACTATTGATGGTTGTGATATATCTAAATCAAATGCTGAATATGCTCAATTGTGGTATAGTAAGAATACACATAGTATAGCAAGTTGTAAGACATGGGAAAGCAATGGTAAAGATATACAACCAATACCATACAAATACGATTTTATAATGTCACACATAGTATTTCAGCATATTAGTAATTGGAGTGTAAGATATTCAATACTAACTGATATGTACAATTCGTTAAATGATGGTGGATATGTTTCTTTACATTTTATGGATTTACCAGAGTCAGTACCATATCACACTAATGCCGGCCTGTTCACAAATTGTAGAGTAGAAAAAGTTGAATACCTATGGAATGATTTTAATTCAATTGGTTATAAAGATATAAGAATAGCAGTAGGACCTGATTATTTAACAGGAGCAAAATCATATTATGTAAAAGCAGAAAAATGAAAAAAGAAATTAAAGTAGAAGTACCACAAAGTTGGTCAGCAGTAACACTTAGAGATTATCTAAAGTTGAGAAAAGATATGGAAACATATAAAGATGATGATGAGGCACTAACAGCGTGTCTATTCCATCACCTTGCACATTTTCCAGTTGAATACCTACAACAAATGGATATTGATACATACGTTAAGATAAAAGCAGACCTATTAAAGTTTTTTAATAATATAGACCTACCACTACAAAGAAAAATTACAATTGATGGAGTGGAATATGGATTTGAACCACAATTATCTCAAATGGCATATGGTGCTTATTTGGATATATCTAAATACGAAACGGTTGAAATCAATGATAAGTGGGCTGAGATAATGGCAATACTATACCGTCCTATTACAAAAGAGATGGGTGCACTTTATGATATCAAAACATATAATGGTGTTGAAGGTGCAGAAAAGTTTTTAGATGTCACTATGGATGTGCATTGGGGAGCGATTTTTTTTTTCAACAATTTACTAAAGGACTTACTGAACGTTATCCAGAAATCTTTGACGGAGGAATTGATGGTAATGGACTTGCCGTTGAAGCTCAAGGAAATTTTGCAAGAAAATGGAAAAGTTATTCATCAATTGTCCAATTATCACAAGGAGATATTACCAAATTTGATGAAGTAACACGTCAACCATTAGAAAAGTGTTTACTTCTTTTAGCTTATCATTCAGATAAAGCAAACTTAGAAGAATTAGTTCACCGAGCAGCTATGAAGAAAGCCGGATTAAAGTGATGTAATACTTTATAGGTGATAATTGTTAAAATTAAAATATCCTATGAAAGTAAAAACTATTGCTACTCCAAAACCTAAACCACAACCTACATCGGGGTTATCATCTCCGAGAAAAGGAAGTAGAATGGGATGTTTATGTAGAAATAAAAATACATACTCAGTAAAATGTTGTGATAAGAGTTTAGGTGCGCAAGGAATAGGATTAATCTATAAAAATCCATAACATGCCAACACCAGCGTACAATTCAAATATGAGAAAGTGGAGCGGAGTGTATTTCGGTCCAACAAGAGGTAAAGCAACAGGCCGTAATAAACGTAGAGGTTGTTTATGTGTAGATAGTGATATATACTCTACTGAATGTTGTGAAGGAGCATTAGTAAACCAAACAATAGGTCAAACACAATCTGCATACAATAATCAGAGAGGTGCATTCAGTAGTGGTTTCAGTAATGGATTTGATGTAGGTCAGATATAAACATATAAATATATAAATATATACGAGATGTCTCAATTAAATAAACAACAATTAGAGTTAGTAAACCAAACGAACTTTCCTAATAATAATACGCAATTCATTACTCCGGATAAGCTGAGAGAAATGAATACTGATATTATTGACAGTATGGTTGATGAAATTAGTTATAATATAGACTCATCATCAATTGTAACTCATTTAGATAGTTTACAAGCTGAAGTAGATGCTTTAGTATTATCAGGATCAGGTGTTGTTATTCAAGAAGAAGGTGTAACACAAGGCACAGCAACCCTATTGAATTTTGTTGGTGGTAGTGTAACCGCATCAGTATCAGGTGGATTTGCAACAATTAATGTAAATGCAACTGCAACTGATTTGAGTGGATTAAACCAATTTTCAGCATCAGTAAATCAATTCACCGCTTCTATTCAAGCTGAAGTAGATAGTTTACAAGATAAGACTGGTTCTTACGCAACAACGGGCTCTAATACGTTTAATGGTAATCAGACAATTAGTGGTAGTTTGAATGTTTCACAATCTATTAGTTCTTCAATACAACAAGGAAGTGTAATAGTTGGTGGAGCAGGAAATAGAAGTGTGACTGTAGAAACTGCATCGTTGAGTGTAGCATTTGCAGTATCTTCATCATTTGCTTCAACTGCATCAATATCAAGAAATTTAGTTGTAAGAGCTAGAAATGGAAATCCAAATACATTAGCTGCTGGAACTGTAGTTCACATTACAGGTGCAAGTGGTGATAATCCAATATTCAATACAGCATCTTTTGATACCGAAGCACTTTCTGCTAATACATTGGGTGTATTACAAACTTCAGCATTGACAGGAACTGATGTAGATGTATGTGTGAATGGTATTGTTTATGGTGTAAATACTGACCCGGCAAATGGATATGTTGCAGGTGATGTTATTTATCTTTCTGCTTCAGGACAATTTACTAGGGTAAAACCTGTAGCTCCTGAACAAATTGTGACAATCGGACAAGTATTAAGAGCACAACAAAATAATGGTAGTATCTATGTAGCAATCAGTAATGGTTGGGAATTAGATGAATTACATAACGTAAGAATTACCGATGCTATAACAGGTAATTTACTTTCTTACAATTCAGCAAGTGGATTGTGGACAAATACAAATCAATTAACTGGTAGTTATGGAATTACCGGTTCATTAAATATAACAGGTTCCTTTATACTAAATGGAACAAACTTTAGTGCAGCAACATCTGGTACATCAGGTGTAAATGGCACTTCTGGTATTAACGGAACAAATGGTAGTGCTGGTACATCTGGAAAAGATGGTACTAATGGCACAGGAGGTACATCAGGCATAGATGGCACAAACGGAAGTGCAGGAACATCTGGTATAGATGGCACAAACGGTAGTGCTGGTACGAGTGGTAAAGATGGTACATCAGGCATTGATGGCACTAATGGTTCAGCAGGTACATCTGGAAAAGATGGTACTTCTGGAGTAAACGGTACATCAGGTATTGATGGAACTAATGGTAGTGGTGGAACAAGTGGTAAAGATGGCACTTCTGGTATAAACGGTACAAATGGTTCAGCAGGTACATCCGGCAAAGACGGAACTTCTGGTATAGATGGTACAAACGGAACAGGCGGCACTTCTGGTAAAGATGGCACTAGCGGAGTAAACGGAACATCTGGTGTAAGTGGTACTGATGGAAGTGCAGGGACATCTGGTATAGATGGCACAAATGGTACGGGTGGTACATCTGGTAAGGATGGGACAAGTGGAGTAAACGGCACATCAGGTACTTCAGGTGTTGATGGACAATCTAATACATTCTTTGATTATAAAGCAAAAACAACAATAACATCAGGCGATCCTGGTAACACATATATCATATGGAATAACGCAACGCAAGTTTCATCATCACAATTGAATATATCACATTTAACTTTGGATAATTTTGATGTGGATGTATTCCTTTCACTTATTCCATCTGGTTCAACTGTAGTATTGCAAGATAGTAATAACTCAAACAATTATCAGAAATGGCAATTTGGAAATGGTACTGAAGTGGGGCCTAATTCATATTGGACATTCCCAGCATTACACATTACAGGTTCTTATTCTTTCGCAAATGATGAAGAACTTATTTTAATAGTTGCACAATTACCACAAGGAACATCAGGTACTTCTGGTAAGGATGGTACATCGGGTGTAAACGGAACTGATGGTTCGGCTGGTACTTCTGGCAAGGATGGTACAAATGGTACAGGTGGCACATCTGGAAAAGATGGAACTTCCGGTATAAATGGCACAAATGGTAGTGCAGGTACTAGTGGCAAGGATGGTACTTCAGGCGTATCTGGAACCTCAGGAATAAACGGAACTTCTGGTGTGAATGGAACATCGGGTAAAGATGGGACAAGTGGCGTAAATGGAACTAATGGGTCTGCAGGTACATCTGGCACATCTATATCTCTTACAATAGCCGATGATGGTGTGGCACAAGGAAATGCAGTAACATTCTTAAACTTTACAGGTAGTGGTGTTTCAGCATCTTACGCAAATAATACCGGTTCAGTATTCATTAGTGGAGTAGGTAGTGGATTTCCATTTACTGGCTCTGCACAAATAACAGGATCTTTAGGTATTACCGGCTCATTATCAATTAGCGGTAGTACAATCAATATACAAAGTGGAAGCTTGAGCGGAAGCTTTATTTCAAACGTAACTGATACATACGCATCGGTAAGTAGAGTAGATTATGTTGTAACAATAGATAGTTCATCATATGGTGCATTATTAGCAGCTGGTACAACAAATCCAAATACAATGTACATCATATCAGGTTCTAATTTAACCGCAGGTTCTTCAGGAACTTCTGGTGTAAATGGAACTAATGGTGCAGCAGGTACATCGGGTGTAAACGGTACATCTGGTACAACAGCAATATTAGGATTTGCATCTGGTTCTACAAATATAGTAGGAACAGCAAATTATTTATTGTTTAGTGGTAGTGCTGTACAAGGATTAACAATTTCTAATAGTACTGCATCAATTACATTAGTTGGTGGAACAGGAACGGGAGTAGGATTTCCATTTACGGGTTCTGCTCAAATAACTGGTTCTTTGGGAGTGACTGGTTCATTAAATTTACAAAGTGGTAGTAATAGTGGTAGTGTTGTAGATAATATTACTGACTCATTTACTACTGTACCAAGAGTAGACCATATTGTAACTCTTTCATCTGCATCCTTTGCATCTTTAACTCCAAAAGACCCGAATACATTGTATATCATTAGTGGTAGTACAATTGATAGGGGAACTTCTGGTACTTCAGGCGTAAGTGGTACATCTGGTGTGAGTGGCACATCTGG